CTAATGCAAGAAGTTTGTTAGGAAACGGTACAGAGGCAGGAGAGAGTCCATCTGAATCTACAGATGGATTAAGCACCTTACCTAATAGAGGTCAGGATCTTGGTGAAGATAGAGCAGGGACAAGAAATAAGTTTGGTAATCATGTATTTCCGACAAGTATAGATCCGGGACAAGATGTATTGAAATTCAGCATGATGAAATATGTCCCCAAAAAATTTGATCAAAAAACATTTGGTTTTGAAGATAGAGCTAAAGAAACAAGAGGAAGAAGTATTGGTAGTGTAATTTTACCGATACCTGCTGGTATCGGAGATGCGAATGCAGTGTCATGGGGTGGTAATAATATGAGTGCAGTACAAGCAGCGTTAGCACAAGCAGCATTAGCTGCGATAACAGAAAGCCCCGGATCAGGTGTTGACAGTCTTATAAATTCTGCTCAAAAAGTAGCAGGTAATTCTGGTGAAGCCGGAACAGCTCTTGCAAATACTCTTGCTGGAATGGCATCAGGCACTCAAAATTTGATAACAAGAACCACTGGTGCAATTTTAAATCCAAACTTAGATTTACTATTCCAAGCACCTACTCTACGTCCATTTAATTTTAACTTTTCTTTATCTCCAAGAGATCCAAAAGAAGCAGAAACCGTGATGAAAATTATTAGATTCTTTAAACAAGGGATGTCACCAATTAGAAGTAAGTCTAATTTATTTTTAAAGTCACCACATACTTTCCAACTTCAATACCTACTAAGAGAAGGAAGAAGAAGTAGAGAGCACCCATTTATAAACAAATTTAAAGAGTGTGCATTACAATCCTTTGGTGTTCAATATACACCTACAGGAAACTATTCAACTTTTAGTGATGGTGTAATGACACAATATAACATATCAATGACGTTTACTGAACTTGAACCAGTATTTAATGATGATTACGGTGATCAAGATTTAGCAGAGATAGGTTTCTAAAATGTCAAATTATTTTAAACAAGTTCCAGATTTTGAATATGTAAGTCGTCTTCCAGATGCAAAGATATCAGATTACATTGCTGTCAAAAATTTATTTAAGAAAGCAGAATTAAGACCTGATATATTTCAAGATTTATCAACCTTTCAAAAGTATCAAATCAAAGGAGATGATAGACCAGATAATGTTGCTGAAGATTTTTATCAAGACTCATCTTTAGATTGGTTGGTTCTAACATGTAATAACATAATCAATGTTCAAACAGAATGGCCCATGTCTCAAAGAGATTTTGATAGATTTCTTTTAGATAAGTATGGGACATATGCGAACTTAGAATCTACTCATCATCACGAAACTTTAGAAGTTAAGAACAGTAAAGGAGTGGTGATGTTAGAAAAAGGATTAGAAGTTGAATCTGATTTTAGTTTCTCTTACTATGATTGGTGGTTGAAGGAACAAAAAACAGTTGCAACCGCAAATCTAGTTACAGAGGTCACCAACTATCAATATGAAGAGAAGATAGAAGATGCAAAAAGAAATATATTTTTATTGAAAGTAAGATATCTAAACTTAGTCACAGATGATCTTGAAGAAATTATGACATATAAAAAAGGTTCCACCCAGTATGTGGATGAAACCTTAAAGAGAGCAGATAATATAAGACTATATCAATAACTACTCTTCTGCAAGTTTTTGAAAGTATGATAGTGCATCATCTTCATCTGAACTAGCAGATGTTGTGGCAGCAACTGGTTCTTTACGAGAACTAAAGTCAGGTGTGTAATTTTTACCTTCACTTAAATCCTCAAGATCCTCATCTGCTATGCGAGCAGGAGGTCTTTGACCCAATACATACTTCAAACGTTTTGAAAGATCATCATAAGACTTAAACTGATCAGGAGCAGTTACAGCAGCAAGAGAGAATTGCTTCTTCCATATTGCTTCTAACGCATCATCATCTTCAAGTAGTGGTGCTACTGTGTCGAACTCTGACTTATCATAGTTCCAGTATCCATCTTTCTTGACGATCTTCAATTTAAAGTTTGCACCTTGCCAGAAATCAAAAGGATTGATTGGTGATTCATCCTCAAACTCTGGTTGCATTGCTTCCATAATCTTATCAAAGATTTTCTTTCCGAACTTGTAAAGAAATACACCACCCTCATTCTGAGGATTAGATGGATCTTTTACAACGTAGATATTTGCATAGTAAGACAACTTACGTTTTTGCTTACGAACAGTATCCTTATCGGATTCATTTCCACTGTTCCAGAGTTCACGATTGTATTCTGAAACAGGATCTTTACCACCAGTTGTGGTTAAAGAATTTTCAATATACCAACCACCGGGGCCTTGAAATGCGTGTGAGTACATCTTTGCCCATGGAATATCTTCACCTTCTGGAGAAGGTAAGAAACGAATTACGGCATATCCATTACCGGTTTTATCAACCTCTGGTTTCCAGAGACGCTCATCAGCACCTCCACCACCAGCATTATTCATTTTCTCAACTTCCTTAACAAGTTTAGATGTTAAAGAACCGAGTTTGGATTGTTTTTTTAGATCTGAAAAAGACATAAGATTTTTTAGATTAATTGGATTTGGCTTGTGTGTACCTATTATAGGACAAATCTACTGATAGTCAAGTGAATCTTTCATAAGATTAACCATCTCGCCCATTTGTTTAAACAAGACTTGGACATCAACATCTTTAGGAAGTCCCATCTGTTTTGCACCAGACTGGATATTATCCTTCATTTGTTTTGCCTCTGGGTCATCGGATAAACTTAAACGAGCATATAGAACTTTTTGTTTTTCGCAAAGTTTTTCTAAGAGATCAATGTGATAACGTTGATCTTCTACGGTCATGTTAGGAAACTTAAAGACATTGGGATAAACTTCTTCTTGAAGTTCTGCAATCTCTGCCATTTCAGCACGGACAACTTCTGAATCGAAAAAACTCATAGGACTATCTCTTTTAAGATTTTTTTATAACGAGGTACATTTATATTTAGGAAAGGAGAATATTTTTTTATCTTCAAACTAACGGTTTCCCACACTGGGTCATTTAGTTTTTGATCAAACTCTTTTCCATACTCAAATATTCTATCACATATTACCAGAGTTTCAAGTGAGGTTTTCCCACTCAAATAATTTCGTAGAATAGGTGGATGTCCCTTCGTGCAATCAAACACTTCATCAACCTTTTTGTCTGTAAAAAGATCATGAGTTTCTTCTTTAAAAATGTATGATAGTGATTGTATTTTCTTTTTCCACTCTGTGTATCTACCCTCTCCCTCTTTTATCATCTCACCTATCCACATTGTTCCGGGATCAGTTGAGTATATAAAATTAGATACAAAGAATTCTTCTACTTCTTTATCATTCTTTTGTCTTGCAAACTTTTCAAACCAGAACCTATCCTTTCTTTTATAAAAGGCTTGAACTGTTGCTCTAGTTTTACCACGATATTTTAAATAATCATAGTGATCTTTAGTAAAGTGATTTTTTAAAGAGAGATAACAACGGTAGGCATCAAAGGGCATCATTTTTTGTGATATTAAAAGCGAGAGTAATTCTCTCGGTGTCAACAACTTGTTTTTCTACATGATGTAGAACTTGTGATGGAAACATGACCATTGTTCCATCTAATCCACTATAACCAACATTATATTCATCAAATATTGTAGGGTGATCATGATTTTTATAGTATATCACACCTGAGAGCATACCTGCATGATTATGTTGTGGATTATTATCTCCTTTATATGCAAAGTTAGTCCAAATATCATACCCATCAAAGTGACCATCCCACTTTCTTAATTTAAAGTAACGATGATCCTTTCCCATACCCCAATATTTTTGAGTCAATCTCAAAACCCATGCTAACCAAAAAGATTGTTCAATAAGATGAGGAGAAATAGAACACTGATATGAATTATGTGCTTTACCATCCAAGGCTTTGTAACCAACATTTTCATGTGCCTTTAGTGATGCTAAAGGATGATCTTTAAGTCCTTTACTTTCTTCTACCCAAAGATCAATCTCTGCCAAAATTTGTTTTGGAATTTCTGCAACCATAACAGGACAACCATCCTGTAGTTTTTTCATTTCAAGAATGTCGCTCATAATGGCAACTTAGCACGAGATGTTTTTTTCATGAAGTTCAATTCTTGTGCTTCATATTTAAGTTTTTCTTTTAATGGTTTAGATATTAATTTTGGAACTGACTCTACATCAATACTA